CCGGAGATACTGTCTCCTCAGCGTAGATGTCGAGCGCTGAAGCGATCTCAGGTGTGTATTCCATCTCTTGAAAGTCAGAATATCTTGCCAGCCTATCGTAAGTGCCATAAGCACTCATAGCTGTGGAGTACACCTGACTTTGAGTCTTTCTAAAGGTCTCGAAAGCAGATAAGTTTTTCTGAGATGGAACGTATTCTTTAACTCTTCTCTTTATTACGGGACCGCTACGAAATAGCTTCGTAAGTCTGCCAAAGAGATTTTCATCTTGATTTGCCATTTTTTAGCCTCTGAGGACCCAAAGGTACTCACGATTAAATGTACCGTTCTGTCCGTGATTAGAAACAAGATCTCGCTTATTTGCAACTTTCTTTTGGTGGTCGTTGCCGATGACCTGAGTTGAAGCTCCGTCAAATGTGGCGGACTTCTTTGACATTGCTCCGATCATGGCAGCGGCAAGCGCACGTTGATCAGTATTGTCAGAATCTGAATCAAATAGCCAGCAACCAATTGCAAGAGACATTACAAGGTCGTCGTTTTCACCTTTCATGGCTTGAACTTTGTTATCATTCCACACAAAGGTCTTTAGTTCTTCGTAGAATCTTGAAGAGTAGATCTTTAATCTCTTGTTCCTGAGTGTCTCTTCGAGCTTGTTCAGTATTAGAGGTCGAGTCTTGGAGTTCGTGTTAAAACCCATTGAATCGGCTTCAAGATCCGGAACATAGCCACCAAGAAAGGCTCCACGCCCTTTCGTGCTGTAGACCTTCTTGTAATTGAGATCTTTAATTCTTACCATTGTTGAGTATCCGAAGCTGTTGTTCTCTGGGCACAATTGTGCTTCGTTATACTTTGTTCCAAACTCAACAAGCATGTCGCCAAATTTGTCAGGAGAGATTTTCCCTTTGTACTCTGCTACAACCTCTCCCGATGTGCTATCACAGATGTGAAACGTAGAGTAATCCTTTCCATCACCTCTTGAGACATCAGCGCTGATAACATAGTTGTGACCTGGCTTTGGATATTCCCACACCCAGACATTTCTATCGAATCCCTGCTTTTCAACAGGAGGGCGAACAAGATTCCTAAGCCACTCAATGTCTTGATCTCCTAGAAAGGTCTCTCCCGAGGCGGCAAAGTCACAGAGGTACTCCTGTGCGATCTCTCTTTGAGTTAGATTTCTCGTTTCCTTCTCGAACCACACCTGGTCTCTCTCAGGGTGGACATCCCAGTTCAGTCGAATAGGCTTAAACTCATTTAGTCCCGCTTCAGCGTCTGTGAAAAGCTTGTAGTACTGTCCGCCAACGCCGTTCGGAGTCGAAAGAATAATTGCTCGGCCACCAGTTGACAGTGTAGGATACAGACCTGTCCACAGAGTGTCAAAGTCTCTAACGAAAGCTGCCGCCAACGCCGTTCGGAGTCGAAAGAATAATTGCTCGGCCACCAGTTGACAGTGTAGGATACAGACCTGTCCACAGAGTGTCAAAGTCTCTAACGAAAGCTGCCTCGTCAACGATCAGAAGCGACAGTGCTTCAGAACGACCTGCATCGTCTGAAGTTGGAATGGCCTTAATTGAAGAACCATTTCCTAGCTCTAGAAGCTGACGGTTGTTCGTCACTATTGGAGAGAGGACCATCCACTCAGGGAGGTTGGCAATGATGGTCTTGGACTTCTTGATAAAGTTCTGTGCAACTCCTAGCTTTGTTGCAATGATCAGGATGTTCTTGTCCTTGTGAAAGAGCGCCATCCAGACTGAGTATGCTGCGACTAGAGTTGATAGTCCAAGCTGCCTACCCTTGACAACAATAGTAAACCTGTGATCTATAAAGTCCTGGACGCAGTCATCCTGGAACGAATAGGTCTTGAAAGGTATGGTTCCTCTCGTAGGATGCTGGATCTTTACATAGGTGTTAAAAAAGTACGAAGGATCCTTGCCGCAACGGACAATTTCAGCAATCTGCTTTTGCTTAGATGTGATCATTCTTCAACTGAGAAGACTGCCGATGCTCTATAGCATGCAATCTTCCGAGGAGAATAAGCGGACATGGTCATTAGCTCGATAGACGTGTCAAAGTTAATCTGCTTTGTCTTGAGCTTATATCCTGCTGCTTTCTCAAAATCCTTCTTAAGCTTTGTCACATACGACTTAATCTTCTGAGTTGCTTCATTTTCATAGTTTCCCATCTGATCCTGGGTTGGCCTATCTGAGACCATGTGAACTATGGTAGCAAAGCGAACTGTCATGGTTTCGCCCTGAAGCGCCACCTTTATTGACTCGCTTGCATTCCCAGAGGTTGAGCTATAACCAAATGAAGTGTCTGTGAGCTGGCCTAGTGTTTGAATAGTGGACGCTTTCATGAACAATAAGTATTCTGTTTTGCAGAAGCTTTTAGGTCTGGACGCCAACCTGCTTTCCACATGTCTCTATTTTTCTCGAAATAGTCAATGGTGCACTCAAAACATGCGCCACTTAAGACAAAATGGTCCAAATCTTTTTCAACGTTCATTGCATAGTCACAAACAGGGCAAAAAAGCGGCACATCTTCTGAGTTATGCTCTGACATTTGATCTACCTCTTTCGTGTGTGATCTCTATCATGTGGTCCACGCTGTCTTTGATCTCGTCTATGTGAGATATAATGATGATATTTTTGAAGTGCATCTTCAGAGAAGAAAGAAGTCTAGTGCACATGTCAAGGTTATTTTCATCAAGCGCGCCGAAACCCTCGTCTATAACAAAGATACTAGGCTTCGGAAGTCTTGAAACTCTAGAAAGAGCTGCCCTAATTGCTATTGCAGAGATCATTTTTTCCATTCCAGAGCAAGATTCGATCTGTCGTCGAGATATTGCATCAGTAAAGAAGATGTCTAGGTCTCCCGTAGCAGGATCTAGAGAAAGTTCAACAGAGAAGTCAAAAAATGGAGAAATAAGATCAGAGATGTATCCATTTATCTTTGGAAGATAGTCCTTGACCATCTGTGCCTGGACTCCATGCTTAGAAGTATTATCAATTAGAGAAGACAAAAGCTTGGCTCGATTGTAGTCTTTCTCAAGATCTGCAAGCTCAATCTTCATTCTCTCGACAGAGCCCTCGGCCTTGCTCATGTCTCGAACTATCTGATTTCTTCTTTCTGTAAGTCCGCCAAGTTCGATGTCTATGTTTTTCTTGCTGTCGAGAACTGCCGTGTCAATGCTACCCTGTATGATGTCTTTCTCTAGAAGAGAAATCTTGCTCCTGAGCTTGACTCCCTGAGATGTGTTCTGGTCGATCTTTTCCTCTGCAAGTGTCCGCTGTAGAATGATTTTCTTTCTTAGATCAGCAGCTTTGGCAGCTTTTTCAACAGCATCCTTAAGAGCTGCTATCTTTGATGAGTCGATCTCTTTTCTTGCAGATTCAATGGTGCTAACCAGTGCACTCAAAGTGCTCTCAGCCTCTTGAAACTTCTCTCTGGCATCTAGTGCATCTCTTTTAAACTGACAGCTAGAGAACTGGTCTCCGCAGGGAACTTCATCGAGAATCCTGCACGAAGACAGAAGACTTTCATGAATCTGCTGCCTGTGATTTAAGTCTCTCTCGCTCAGCTTGATATCGTTTTCTCTTTGAGAGAAAGACTCAATTTCAAGCTGAGCGCTCTTAGCTCCTGAGCTGTCTGCAATGCTGTCAAGTTTTTCAATTTTTGAAGAAAAATCCGCTATCTGCTCACGAAGAGACTCAGTAGACTGACAGAGAGACTGATACTCTTTTTGGAGCTCATCTCTCTGATTCTTGGAAATCTCTGATTTTTGAATTTTTAGAGCGTTCTGGAGCGATTCTCCGCTAATCTGATTAAGCAGCTTTTGAAGCTCGGCTTCTCTAGATTCAGCTCCATTTGATTCTTGCAGCAAAGACAAGATCCTGATCTGCGTCTCATCTATCTCAGATCTAAGATCTGATATCTTTGTATCACCCTTTAGTAGGTGTCTAATCGGAGATAAGTCTGCGCGCGCTAGTTCGTAGACCCTTTCATATGCATCAAGACCTAGAAATTTTGTAAGAATCTGCTTTCTACTCGTCGATTTGTGATCAAGAAAATTTAGAAGCTGGCCTTGAGAAGCTACTGCAGATTCAAAAAAATCAGAAGGAGATCCAATGATGCCTCTTACGATCTTGTCTGTCTCTCTTCTCTGTTCATCGTCCATCATGACAGATCCTGACTCTGTGAATCTTCCTAGAGAAACGTTTGTCGTTGAAGACTCGCCCTTCTTTGTCTTAACTCTTGTAGTCGATCTCTTGACCAGATAGTCGTTGCTCCTTGCAGAGAAGATAACCTCAGCGTCGCAGGAATCGCTATCTGAGTTTATTATAAAGTGAGAACGGGGCAGAGATCTGTCGACCTCGTTGAAGAGAGCGTAGCAGAGAGAGCCAACAATAGAAGACTTTCCTGCGCGGTTCTTTGCAAAGATTCCAGTAATTCCACTAAGCTTGTCAAAGTCTATAGAATTGCTCTCTCCGTAGCTAAAGAGATTATTGAACTTTAAAGACTTTAAGCTCCAGTGGTCTACGCTTCTCGACTCAGAGTAGTCTGTTTGCTCAAGATACTTGCTAAATTCTTGGACGATCTTCTCTCTCATTGCAGGATCGTCCACGTTCTTAGCAACGTACTCGCTGAAGTAATCCAGGTAGCTTACATCTCCGGTGGACAGAACTGTGTCCTGCAACGTTCTTAGCTGAGATTCGGTCTCTCTGACGATGACATCAGAGATTTTCTTGTCTTTCTTGAGATGCCGAACAATTGACAAGACATCTGGATCGTTCTTGTCCTTCGCAATGATTCTTACTTTGGCTGACAGAGGTATTGACTCGATGTCCTCAGGAGTAGTATTTGCGTCTATAGTGATAAATGGATGATCATTTTTAACTTTGACGAAGTTGCAGCT